AAACGCTGATGGTACCCCGCAGGGTCGTTTTAGCTTTAACGCTGGAAACTTTTTGGAAATTGGCGTTGAGGACAACACTGGGACAGGGATTATAAAATGCGCCGGCGGGAAACTAATTCTTGACCCAACTATCACACAAGTTAATGGTAGTCTTGGAATTGGAACAGGTAGCCCAAATTGTGCTCTGCACGTTGCCGGTGCCGCAGCTTTCTCTGGTCCATCAGAAACCTTTGTAACTTTTAGCTCAAGCGATACCACACCATCAGTATCTACGGGTAACTTATTTAAAACTCATGCTAGCGGACAGACACTTACGGATTTTGATGATGGCGTAGCAGGGCAAACTATCACTGTTATTTCTACGGCAGCAGTCGTGTTCGATGTAACTAGTTCAGGACTTAAGGGTGGTTCTGCGAATATTACTACTGCATCGGGAGATATTACAGTCTGGACTTATGATGGAACAGATTGGTATCTCGTGCAGTTTATGGACGTGTCAGCCAATCTCTCCTCACCCGGAGCTTCTGCTTCGGTTACCGCGCTTAACAACGCCACCGCAAACGAACTTGTAACAGTGGGCTCTACAACAACCGAGCTTGACGCAGAATCAAATCTAACTTTTGACGGGTCAACATTGACTGTCACAGCCCACCAACTCCCAGGCGCTGATAACACTTATGATCTTGGATCTTCCAGTTATCGTTATCGCAATATTTATACCGGTGACTTACACCTTAGAAATGAGCGTGGCGACTGGACCATCCTCGAGGAAGAAGACTTCTTGTGTGTTATCAATAACAAAACAGGCAAGAAATATGAAATGATGCTTAAACCAATTGAGGATTAAATGAAAAAGGATTTAAATTATATTGCAAAAGTTGAACAAGCAATTGCCAAGAAATACGGAACAACAACAGTTCAACATCCTAGAGCGAATTGGACAACGGAAAAAGAAAAAGACTATCTAGAGCAGATTAAAAAAATATATAATCGGCAAAAGAAAAACAAACAAGATGAGAAAATACAAGCTAACGGATTTTTAGTTTCAGAAAAACTACTTAATAAAGAGAGCGATAGGGCTTGCCCTGCGTGTTTTGAATATTCATTCAATATGAAGGACGATCTTTATATGAATAAATATGATTGTTGTTATGGATGTTATATTGAATTTGTTGAGGGACGAGAGACACGTTGGTTTGATTTAACTGAAAGAGTGGAGTTTTTAGCTTCTTACTATAACCGAGGAGAAATATAATGGCGACTAATTTGGAAATTATTAGAGGTATTGGCCAAGCTGCAGCAAATTGTTATGACGGCGCAGTAGATGATAAAGGTGAACCAATTAAAATTGGCCTTCATCGTGAAGTAGACAACGTGGTTACTGATAGTAGAACCATGGACGGATTCAAAGTGAAAATGCAAGGTAACATGCTGATTTGCACTTATCATTGCGAAATGAAAATTAAAGATGTACACGATAAAGATTTTGAAAACAACATCGCCCAATCTTTTAAAGACTATACAAAGTTTCTTAAAAAAGAATATAAAAATATCACCGGCAACACTTTAAGCTTGACAGAACCTTCAGAAATTGATACAATAGTACAAAGCACATCAAGAGTTAGAACTTGGTGTCAATCTATTCAAAAGTTTGTGGTGAAGGGTATAGAAGTTTCTGACAATAAAAGAGACGGAGATCCTCAAATCAAGAGCTTGGATGATGCTATTAAGAGTTGGTTATCAACTGGTAAAGATACCTATCCTCGCGCAAAGAAGCCTGAGAATGTAACGCGAAAGAAAGAAGGATAGATTTTGGAATGCTATGTCATATAAACTTACTAAAAGCGACATCAAGAAGGAAATAATTAAAGCCGGCAAATCTCCTGCTTATTTCATAAACAACTACGCAAAAATTTCTCACCCTATGGAAGGGTTAATCTCCTTCAAGACTTACGCATTTCAAGAAGAACTTTTAAACAAATTCAATGACTACCGATTCAATGTGATCCTTAAGGCACGGCAATTGGGTATTTCTACGATTGTTGCTGCCTATGTTGCATGGCTAATGGTTTTCCACCGGGATAAGAATGTTTTAGTTATCGCTACGAAGTTCGGCACTGCAGCAAACCTTGTTAAAAAAGTAAAGCACATGATTAAGAATCTGCCTGAGTGGATTCAGCTTGGCACCGTGATCATCGATAACCGTGCATCGTTTGAACTCTCCAATGGATCTCAAATCAAAGCTTCCTCTACTAGTGCTGACGCCGGTCGTTCTGAGGCGCTGTCACTGCTTGTTGTTGATGAGGCCGCGCACGTGGAGGGCTTAGACGAGCTTTGGACCGGCTTGTATCCCACACTGTCTACCGGTGGTCGTTGTATTTCGCTATCTACACCGAATGGTGTTGGAAATTGGTTTCACAAAACATATGTGGGAGCAGAGGAGGGTAACAATGACTTTCACCCTACAAAACTGCCATGGTTTCTACATCCAGATCGTGACCAAGAGTGGTTTGAGAAAGAAACTAAAAATATGTCCAAGCGAGAAATTGCCCAAGAACTTGAGTGCAACTTCAACATGTCTGGTGAAACAGTTATCCACCCAGAAGATATACAATGGATTGGCGAAACCGGCACTCAAGAGCCAAAATACAGAACTGGCTTTGACAGGAACCTGTGGATCTGGAAGAGCTACGACCCCTCGTGTAAATATTTAATGACAGTTGACGTCGCTCGCGGAGATGGCCGAGATTATTCAGCTTTCCATGTAATTGAATTAGGTAATATGGAGCAAGTTGCTGAGTACCAGGGCAAGCCAGATATAGACATGTTTGCAGAGGTCTTAAAAGACGCAGGTAGAGAGTACGGCAATTGTATGATTGTAGTTGAGAACAATAATGTTGGTTTTGCAGTGTTAGAAAAACTAATAAAAGCAGAGTACCCCAATGTCTATCATTCGATAAAATCAACTCATGAATATGTAGACCAGCACATTGCCGAGCATAAATCAAATTCAGTACCCGGGTTTACAACTTCTCAGAAAACCAGACCCTTGATTGTGGCAAAGTTAGAAGAATTCATTAGAAATAAACTACTTATTGTACGTTCTTTGCGGTCTTTAAATGAGTTTAAAACTTTTGTTTGGAACAATGGTAAACCACAAGCAATGCGTGAATATAACGATGATCTAGTGATGTGTTTAGCCATTGGGTGCTGGGTTAGGGATACTGTCTTGGTGGAGAACCAAAGAGATATTGAGTACAGAGAGGCATTCTTAAACACTATGACACGCTCAAACAGTACTTTGAATACTGCTATTCCGGGAATGACAGGATATAAAGACATCGCCAAGTCCAACAAGGTAAACGAACTTAAAGAACATATGTGGCTACTTAAAGGTTAATTAATTATGGTAAGAATAAACAATCCAAAAAACAATGATTCAGATCTTTTTAAGAAACTAACCCGGTTATTTTCTGGACCGCTTGTCAATTGGCGATCTCAGACACCTCGTCGCTTGAGACGACGACAGTTAAACAAGTATAATTTTACGTCGGCTTCCGGTAAACAATTTCAAAAGCATGGATCTAATCCTTTTAATGATATTCGCGCCGGCGTCATGGGAGCTATGCAACGTGCTGAAAGATATAGTGATTTTGATCAAATGGAGTATACTCCAGAAATTGCTTCTTCAATTGATATCTATGCCGATGAAATGACGACGCACAGCGGCATTCAACCTATGATGACCATCAAGTGTCCTAACGAAGAAATCAAAGCAATATTGAACGCACTTTATAGTTCTGTTTTGAATCTGGAAGCAAACCTTTTTGGTTGGTGTAGAACTTTATGTAAATTTGGGGATTACTTTTTATACCTAGATATTGATGAAGAACATGGTGTGCAAAATGTAGTTGGCCTTCCTACTCATGAAGTGGAAAGACTGGAGGGCGAAGATAAGACCAATCCAAATTATGTCCAATACCAGTGGAATTCTGCTGGCCTTACGTTGGAGAATTGGCAAGTTGCTCATTTTAGAATTTTAGGCAATGACAAATATGCTCCTTATGGTACTTCGGTGCTGGAAGCATCCAGAAGGATCTGGAGGCAACTTACACTTTTGGAAGACGCCATGATGGCTTATCGTATTGTTCGTTCACCGGAACGGCGGGTATTTTATATCGATGTTGGTAACATCAACCCAACCGATGTTGAGCAATACATGCAAAAAGTTGTGACACAAATGAAGCGTAATCAGGTTGTTGATCCTGACACGGGTCGCGTTGATTTGCGCTATAACCCTATGAGTGTAGAAGAAGATTATTTTATTCCGACTCGTGGCGGTGTGAGTTCTAAAGTGGAGTCGCTAGCTGGAGGGGCCTATACTGGTGATATTGATGATGTTAAATATTTGAGAGATAAACTCTTTGCATCATTAAAAATTCCAATGTCTTACCTGATCCGAGGTGAAGGGTCCGAAGAGGATAAGACTACGTTGGCTCAAAAAGATATTCGTTTTGCTAGAACGATTCAAAGATTACAGCGATCTGTTATTGCTGAACTTGAAAAGATTGGTATCATTCATTTGTTTACTTTGGGATACAGGGGTGATGACTTGATCTCCTTTAAGTTGGCTCTTAATAACCCTTCCAAGATCGCAGAACTTCAAGAGTTGGAACATTGGAGAGCCAAATTCGATGCAGCGTCTGCTGCAACCGAAGGCTTCTTTAGCAAACGTTGGATCGCCACTAAAATGTTTAATATGTCTGAAGAGGAATTTTTGCGTAATCAAAGAGAAATGTTTTATGATAGAAAATTCCAGACGGAACTTGATGCAATTGCAGAACGTGCTGGCGAAGAGGCTCTGGCCGCCGGCGACCTAGGCGACGATCTTGGTGGTGAGTTTGGTGGTGAGGAACTGGAGGGAGAAGAGGAACTTGGGGGAGAGTTGGAAGCCGAGCCCACTGAAGAATCAGACACCGCTTTATTGGCTTCGCCTGATGAACCCCCGGCAAAGAGGGCCGAACAAGGATACAAGCAAGCTGTTGGTAAAAGGTTTCCCTATGATGATGATGGCAAGGCAGTTAGAAAGAAAAATGGTAAAATTCAAACGAAAAGTCGGAAACAAAAGGATTGGTATGAACCCGTAACCAACAACATGCATAGCGCAGGGCGTAGACGAATGCACTATCGTGGACAGTATGCCGATGAAGTGGGTAGAGCAACAAAGAGAAACGTCACACAGGGATTGAGTTCTATTGGTAAAGGAATTTAC